CTGATTTGGATGATTGATTAGTATTGCATATACATAAATAAATTTATGTTTTTGTTTTTGTGAATATTTTAAGAATCCATAGTAATATGGGTTCTTTTTGTTATTAAAACATAAAGAAAGTAGGTGAAAAAAATGGAAATTAACAAAAAAGAAACTGCTCAAAATGAACAGTTTGATTTTATAACTAAAGAAGGAATTTTAGTTAACGGAATTTTAATTGGTCAAATTGTTGTTGGCTAATTATAGAAACTTCATCGGTATCCTTGTTAATATAAATTGGTCTATTACACCAGATAGTTCTTGGTTGATTTTGTTCAGTTATAATAACAATTACAGTATCATTAGAATATTTAACAATGTTTACATTTCCATTATTTAGTTTTATCTCATTAACTTCATATTGTTCAGTAGGATGTTTAATTAATACTTCACCATGGAACTCTTGTATGATTTCCATATTTATTCCACCTCCTCTACTCTATTTTACTACAAAATAGACATAGTTTGAGTAATTCGACAGTATTTGTCATAATGTTCAAATATTAAAAGTCGTTTTTACATATTTAAAATTAAATTAAAATAATGAAAGGAAACGTAAAATGACAAGACCATCAAACTTTGCATGGACATATCCAAAAGTTTCTGGACAAAGTTTTAACATTACAGCAAATGAATGGAATAGTTTTACAAATAGAATAAATGAATTTCTAACTTATAAAGGACTTTCAACTTATTCTTTTATGTCTGTCTCTAGTGGGATGGATTTTTCGGCAATAATTTTCAATCAAGGACGCAATAAAATATCAGAAATGATTTCTACAAGTGTACCATCTGTTTCAAGTGGTAATACATTATATGCAAGTTATTTCAATCAATTAGTTTCTGATTTAAATAGTATTTATATTACTCTAACCCTAACAGTCTACATTCCCTCCACAGGAGACAGCACATCTCAATCTCAATCTAGAATTATTTCTATCGCAAATCTACAAAGTGTAATTAGCTGTACAGTCAATACAGGATCAGTATCTTACAGCATAAATGGTACAGATATAACAATAAATACAAGTTCAGGAAGTGCGGTAAGATCATATACTCCAACAGGCACAGGTAATACTTCAAGAGATACGGTAGCAGGTGGAGATCCTGCAACATTACCATCCTCTGTTTATTATGATTATGGAGGCTACACTGGATATCTATATCCTGGTACTGCTTATGTTTTATCTGGAAGTCCAGCAGGAAGCCAAGAATGTACAGGGACTTGGAGTTCTACATTTAATGTTGTAAATGGAGTTAGTGATACACAATGGCCTAATTCTATATATTATTATGATGGAACATATGAGGGTTGGATCGAAATATATGAGCCATCAGCTAGTACAATTGATAATTGGAATGCGTACACTTATGCAACAGCTAATGGTACATCTTGGAGTGGAAATCTTTCATTTGATTATAATTCTACACTTTTTAAACCAGATACAAGAATTTGGAGGAAAGATTATTCTGGAACTGTCTATGGTGCAACAACTTATTATTACGCTTATGTTGTCACTTTGAATTATACTACTAATTAAATAATAAATAAATTAATAAAATATTAGGGAGGAAAATAAAATAATGATTAGTAAAATTGTATTATCTAATGGAGAAGAGTTTAATAACATTTCAGATGTTTATGAAGTTATTAATAATAATATTGGCACAATGTCAATGGCAAATATTATTCTAAAAAGTGATATTGAGGTGGATATTAATGCAATTAACACTTCTTTTTCTTCATTTGCAAATGAAATAAAAATATATATGAAAAATGATGATATATCAGAAGAATATTTAGGTGCTACGCTTATTAGTTATGCAAATGTAAGGTCAGTGAGTAAAAGTTACAATTCCAATTCAATAACCATATCTTTGTCAAAATAATAATATTAATAAGTAATTAAGTAAATAAATAAATAAATAAAAATAAAGTGAGGAAAATAAATAATGAAATATGAAATATCAGATCAAGTGAAAAATAATCTATTGGCATTTTTGAATAGAGTTGATTTAAAGGGGTCAGAGGTTCCTTATTACATAGAAATTATAAATGCATTACAAAGTCCATTACAACCGTGTGCGGAAAGCCCATGCCTTTAGGAGTGGGAGTTTCAGTATTGACGAATATAATGAATCAAAAAACTCAAGCAGAAAGATAAATATATCAAGAAAGACTTAAATGAGATGGAATGACTTTAAAGAGTATTAATTCTAAAAAATATTAAATAATAAGGAGGAAATACAAATGGCTTTTGAATTTAATGATCCACTTTTATATGAACTTCGTGCAGGTACTTCAGACTCATCATATGTAGATAAAACTGATTCAAGACCGATAATAAATAATGAAATTATCCTTGATGAACTAGCTAGTAATTTTTATGGGGTAGTTATTACATTAATAGGAACGGCGCAAGCAGGATCTTCTGATACAATTACTTTAACAAGTTCTGCTTCTATTACAGATGATAGATATAATAATTTTACGATTTCTATTACAGGAGGTACTGGTGCAGGACAAAGTAAAGTAATAACTGATTATAATGGTACTACTAAAATAGCAACCGTATCTTCGGCATGGACAATAAATCCAGACTCAACCTCTATTTATTCTATTGCTTGTTACAATGAATCAAAAACAAATATAGGTTTATCTATAAATTCTTTTTATGTTAATTATTTAAATTCAATAGTTACATTTAATTCTTCGGAAAATGGAAATACAGTTATTGCATCATATAAAGGTCGGGGGGTTATTTTAACTCCTGCTAATAGGGTTTATACACAATTAGATGGGAACAATAATGTAACTCAAACACTAAAAGATGTAGCAAATGGTATTTTGCCAATAATGGAAAGCGAAGCGACAAGAGTTTCTAATGAAGTTAGTAGGATATCAGGATATCAAGATATGATAAATACATCAAAAATGATACTGAAAAACCCTGTTGCAACTTATAATGATATAGTAATTACATATTCATCCCCTGTAATTTATTGGACTGTAAGAACAATAGATGATGGGAAATTATATAGATATGATGGTGATTCATGGGAATGGATTGATACTTTGAATACTAACGTATATGATACTTTGGTAAAAAAGGTAACTGTAAGTTCTATTGCACCATTAAGTCCTAATTTAAATGATGTATGGATAGATTTAGGCGTGTAAATATGTTGTGATTGGTAAAATAGTTTTTGCTTGGAGACAGATTTAATTATCTGTCTTTTTTGATGTGTAATTTAAGAAGTTTTGAAATTAGAGAATGAAAGGAACAGTGATTATATATTGTATGGAATAATTTATAAAGCAACTAATATTGAAAATGGATTAATTTATATCGGTCAAACAATTCAAGGATTAGATACGAGGAAAGCAGGACATATATCAAACGCATTTGGAAGTCAAAGTTCTCTATATTTTCACAGAGCAATCAGGAAGTATGGCGAGGATAATTTTACGTGGGAAATAATTGATGAATCAGAAACGAAAGAAGAATTAAACGAAAAAGAGATGTATTGGATTGGATTTTATGACTCTTACAAAGGTGATGGTTATAACGTAACCTTTGGTGGAGATTCTGTCAATGCTGGAATTAAACAAAGTGATGATCAGAAAATGAAACATAGTATAGCACACGGAGGTAAAGAATTTCTTGTGTTTGATTTGGATGGTAATTTATTGGGTGAGAGAATTATGCAAAATGTTTTTGCTCAAGAGATTGGATGTTGTGTTCAATCTGTAAACGATGCATTACATAATAAAATAGGAAAAATATCAGTTAAGAAAAGAATATTGATATTTAAGGATGAGTTTACTCAAGAGAAATTATTGGATAAATTGAGTCATGTTAATTATAAACAGTTTTATGTTTTTGATACAGATGATAATTTCATAAATAAATACAGCAACCAGACAACATGTTCAAAAGATTTAAAAGTTGCAAAAGGTAGTATAAGTAATTGTTTAAATAATAAAAGAAGTCGTGCAGGTAATTATAAATTTTATTATTTAAAAGATATTCCAGATAATCTTAAACAATTAATAGTAGAGGAGGAAGTATAATGGTAGCAAAAAATAAATATTGGGATGGTACAGCATGGCAAGAAGTAGGGGCAAGCGCAAACAAGGTAACTCTAATTGATAATGGAAACATTATAAATGCGACGGATGTAGAAGGTGCATTGCAAGAAATCAAATCAGCCTTTGATAACAATAAGGCTGAGAATGCGATGTATCAAAAAAATGGATATGGCTTTAATATCGATGAAGGCTTAAGGAAATGGAGAGTAAATTCAAGTAATGAGTTATTAAATGTGCTTATTCTAGGAGACTCGATTTCGGAAGGTTACAACGCAACAAATAGAGACACGGAGGGTTATGTAGCATTAATTAAAACTAAACTACAGTCAATCTATGGCGATGGTGGTAAGGGATTTTACCACTTACTTAAAAGTGATTTTTCTTTTGTTGGTACATGGGTAGCACTAACGGAATTGGGGCCTCACGGAAGTTGTAAATATGCAACAGGAACTGGGAACACCTGCAGTGTTACATTAGATGGTGATAATTTTGATATTTATGTACAGGGTGCAAGCAATAGAGGCACCTTTACAGTTCAAGTCGATGCAGAAGATCCTGTACAAATTACACCAACAACATTAAATGTCACTGAAAAGCACAATGTTACTGCCTTGAGCAATGGTACACATACCATAGTTATAACGGCTCCTGTATCTGGTTATGTTTATTTATTAGGTGTCTCTGCTAATATTGGTACAATTGGTTGTAGAGTGCATAATGTAGCAAAATCGGGTGGAGTTATAGGTGATATAGCTTATAGTTATAAAAAAGACTTTATTGTGCCTATAAACCCTGACCTAACTATATTGGCATACACAGTAAACGATTATTATACGCAAACCGCTTTAGCGACATATAAATCACGAGCAGAATTAATTATTCAAAAAGCACAGCCATACGGCAGTATCTTGCTTATTAGTTCTAACCAAAGAAATGACGTTGGTGTTATACCACAGAAAAATTATGAAATGACATTAATAGAATTAGCCAAACAATATAACTGTGCTTTTCTGTCCATGTATGATAGGTGGCAGAATTATACTACCGCTAATTCACTGGGGCTAATGGCCGATACGGCTCATCCTACTAATAAAGGTCACGCGGATCAAGCAAAGGGGATACTAAGACATATCCTAGAGACTTAATTAATGTCGTAGTAGACAGCATTATGCGACATAAATAAGATTAATAAAAACGAGTGTAAGTTAAATTATTACACTCGTTTTTATTTACATTATCCCTTAATACTTGATTTGCTAGGATATTAAACCCACACAATTCTTCCTCCCAAATCGTATAACTAATAAGGAAGTGATTTATAATGCTTTACTTATGCTTGTTTGGCTATATTTTGGTTGTAATTATATTTCTATTGTTTAATCGCGGAGGACATATGAATCAAGAAAATCAAGAAAATGATGATAAAGAACAAATGGAGTATTTTAGGAAATGGAATGAGAGAAAGGAAAACAAGAGGAAATTAAAAGAGAATTAACGATTATTATGATGATGATGAAATTATGATGAGATGAAATGAGAAGTTGCTTTATGTTATTTCTCATTTTATTTATTTATGTTCATTGTGATTTTGCATTGGAGGTGAAAAATAATTAATGACAATTCTTAAAGAAAATAATTCAATTCGCAAATTATTAAATGTTACACAATGGCATGAGAAAAACATAACAGGCGAAAATACTACAGTCATAATTTTAGACAGTTCAAAAGGTAAATCTCTCCCATTTATGAATTTATATTATACTGATGTATTTGGAAATGCTATTGAATCTGGTCATCCAACAAATGTAGCACAAACTCTTCACGAAATATCTCCATCAACTAAAATACTATATTTTGATAATACAAGAAACAAAGATGCAGTATTTGAATGGATTAAAAATAACAAAGATAAAATTGATATTGTGAATATTTCTTTGGCAGGTATAAATGGTATGCCAACTGATGACTATTTAAAATATCAAGAGTTAAATTTAGTAATCTGTGCTGCTAGTGGAAATGACTCTTTTACAGATCATATAAGTTATCCTGCACAATATCCTTTTACTATTGCGATAGGAGCCACAAATAGAGTAGGCACTTCTGTGGATTCTTATAGTAATAAAGGGTCAATGATAATTGCAACTTGCCCAAGTCATACATATATAAGAAATTCTGATGGTATGATTTGGTCTCCATCAGGCACGAGTTTCGCAAGTCCTGTTGCAGTAGGATTATTAGCTTTATATGCTGATTGGAGAAAGAAAAATGGATTGTCAAAATTAACTCCAGAAGAAACAATGCAATTTGTAAAAAATAATTGTGTTGATATTGAAGATGTAGGGCGAGATAATAAGTCAGGTTATGGTTTATTTGTTTTGCCCAATTTAGAAGAATTAGAAAAGACTTTGCTTAAAGAAAAACCAATAGTTATTAATCCTCCTATTTTAACTCCTATTCCAGAAGTTAAAAAGTATTGGAGAATACAATGTGGTAGTTTCTCAGTGAAAAATAATGCTTTAACTGAACAAATTCGATTAAAAATATTAGGATTAGAGACATATTTAATTTGTATTAATAATTTATGGAAAATTCAATTAGGATGTTACTCAATTGAATCAAATGGCAGAAAAGAATCTAAAAGAATTAATGATATGGGAATAAATAATTTTGTTGTGTATTATTAAAAAATATATTCAAGAAGGTGAAAACATGTATGAGAAAATATAAAATTGCAATAAATGCTGGTCATGGTAATAAAGGAATAGGAAATTCAAGTTCAAATGGAATTGATCCAGGAGCAATTGGCCCATCAGGATATCAAGAATACATTGAGACAAAAGAAATTACAGATTTAGTATCTACAAAACTAAAATTCAACGGAATTGAAACATTGGTAATTCAAGATGGTGATTTATGGGATGTCACAAATAAAAGTAATGCGTGGAAAAGTGACTATTTTATTAGCATACACTGTAATTCTTTCTCAGCAGATTCTCATGGAGTAGAAACTTTTTCACTAGCATCAACAGGAAAAGGAAGAATGTTGGCAGAAAAAGTACATAAGGAACTCATTCCTGCCACTGGTTTGTATAATAGAGGTTTAAAATCAGAAAATTATCATGTTTTACGCGAGACTGATTGTCCTGCTATATTAACTGAAATTGGATTTATTTCTAATCCTAAAGAAGAAGCATTAATGAAAGATTCTGTATGGGATGACAAAGTTTCTAGTGCTATAGCAAAAGGAATTTGTAATTTCTTGGGTATAGAATTTAAGGAACAAAATAATAATCAAGGAGAGAATGATATGTTAGATGTTTGTGTACTTTTATATTCAAAAGAGGACTATTGGAGTGGAACTGATGTAGCAGAAAAGAATGGTAATTGTGCTATTTTTATTAGACCTCTAGATAAAAGTGTTCCTAAAGATGCTATGAATAGCAAGAAGTTAATTGTGGTCGGAGGTTCAAAAACAGGACATAAGAATGAGTTGATTTTGAGTGGTAGTAATAAATACGATACGGCAAATAAAGTCCACAATTACCTTTTAAGCAAATAGGAACTGGAAGTTTCATTAATTATTATTTATATATTCAGTAGTCATATGTATAGGTGGCAGATAATTTTGCTGAATTGCCCTCAGTTTTTATCTGCCTAGACTACGACATTGTGAGTGAAGTAGTCTTACACACAATATATCATAAAAAGGAGGGCAAAGTCAAATGTCAATTGCGAAAGAGGTGTTAGAAATGAGTTTGGATGATAATGAAGTTAAGGAAATATTAGACGATCATGGAAACAGGATTATTAAATTAGAGATTGACACTGCCACAACTAAAGAAAAAATGTTTGGATTAGAAGAACAAGTTAAAGACATTAAAGGTACTTTGGTTCGTTTTGAGAACAATTATCTACAGACAACAAGTTCGATGACTAATTTAATGACACAACTCGTTTTAAACACTAGTAACAATAATACAGAAATAATTAAATCAAAAGATATTAAAGAGACAGAAATCACTAAGTCAGAAAATATTAAAGATACTGAGGTAATTAAAACAAAGGATAATAACAAGAAAGATATAATTATTAAGGTATTGGCTATTTTTGGAGCTTGCCTTGCTGGAATGTTCATGGCAAAGTATGGAGTAACTATTCCTGCAATTATGTAATTAAAATAAATAAATTTAAGGAGAATGATTTAAATGATTGACCAAAATACTTTATTGCTTGGTGGTAGTTTGTTAGGTTTAATAATTTTGAATATCCTATTAGGTTCAGTAAATTCGCTCTTCCAAAAACAATTTGACAAAACAAAGTTATGGCAGGGAATTTTCAAAGGATTTATAGTGTCAATTTCTTTCGTTTGTGTTTGTTTCATAGGACAGTTGAATCCAAACATACTTCTAATTAGTGTAGATGGAAAAGAAATAAATTTATCAAATGCAACTTATCTACTTATGATGTCCGGTTATTTATATTATGGAAAGGAAGTATTAGTTAAATTATCTAGTTTTATAAGTGGAAAATTTAAAATTGATGGAAATAATGAAACAAAAGAAGAAGATAACCAATAATTTAACAAATTAGAAGCCTATTTAAAGGCATCAGTTTATTGAGTGGTACAATCCCCATCACATTAGCTAATCTAATTGATTCTAGACCCATTTCTGTGCGAATCAATTTATTGTGGGCCGTAAAGTGTTGGTATGATTGGGTTTTTAGAGTGATAAATTGGGATCAAATGCTAATTTTAATGGAAGTCAAGAAAAGTAAAAGTGTGTAACAGTAGGGTTTGAGGGATTGTCCATTTTTGGATAATCTCTCTTTTACTATGTCCAGATTTAAATTTATTGAAAGGAGGTGAGAGGATGGAAATTGATACAAAGGATAAGTATGTTTATGTTTATAACTTATTGCAAACTCAACTGTATATATCACATGGAAAGGTAGTCAAGGATGTTGGAATTCACTATGTAACAAAAAAGATGTGGCACAAGTTTAATAGGGAAGATACGGCGGATGTTTATAAAATTTGGCTTGATCATAGTAGAAACAAAGATGTTTTTAATAGCAATAACAATTAATAGTAAATTTAATAAATAATTAAAAGAAAGAAGGAATAATAAATGATGGAAAATAATAATAATTTAACAGTATTTAATAATGAGCAATTTGGAGATTTAAGAATTACAAAAATCAATGGAGTGGATACCTTTAATTTGAGTGATGTTTGTTTTTGTTTAGGATATACCAAAAAGAATAGTGATGGTAAATTACATCTCAGAAAAGATAAAATTGAAAATATCTGTGAAACACTTGATATAAAAGGAGTGTCACTAAGTGACACGAAATATATAATCACAAAAACGATTGATTTTGAGAATACATATATTAACGAAGAAGATTTTTATGATTTTTGTTTGGAAAGTAAAGCTAAACACGCAAGAATATTTAGAAAGTGGGTTACTACAGAAGTCCTTCCCTCTATTAGACAAAATGGTGGGTATATTAAGGATGGTGCTTCTGAAATTCAAGTGGATAAACTTACTAAATATTCATTGCCTAAATTAAAATATACTTTCAAAACAGAAAACATTGAACAGATACATACTATGTACCAAGATGTAAAGGAATTTTATAGATATAAGGTCAGAGATACAGATTTCAGAATAAAAGTAATGAAAAATATTGAACAAGGATTAAAAGATAGAATAGATATCTATAGTGGTGACTCAAAACATATTGCATTAATTACAATATGTGATGATTTGATTAAGATTATAAAAGAAGATAGAGATGAGTTAAGAGCAAGAATTAGTGGTGGTAAAATGTCGCAGAAGACAAGGGTAATTAACAATCAAGTAAAAATGATTAATGAGAAAAATGAAGAGTTGTTTAAGTTAGAGAATAAAATATCAAGCATGTGTCCATCTATTGATGATTATATGTGCATTCCAGTACATGGTTTATCGAACAATTCTCTATATGAAACAGTTAAAAATGATTATACAGGGAAAGATATTACTGTAAAAACATATCAATATAAAAAGTGGTTACAAGAATTTCCTAATGATTGCTTAATTCCAAAAGAAGAATTAAATGTAGATTGGGATAAACCAATCATGTTGCTTTATAAATTTGATTGTAAGAAAGCATTTGATGTAAATAATTTAGAGAAAAGTGCTACTGATACCATTCTCACCAAGTTCTATGGAGAAAACGATAATATAGTAGATAAAACAGTTATTGAAAGAAATAAAGATGTCGAGGAGTATAGGGATGGAAAAATATATATTTGTATAAAGAATGTTGAGTAATAATACATAAATAATATTATTATAATCACTAGGGTTGTCCAATTAATTTTGGATGACTCCTTAACAAATCACAATAAAGGAGGAAGATTATCATGTGTACAATATTAACAAAAGAACAATCTTTACTATTTGAAAAATTGGTTAAAAATTTACCAAAAATATTTGAAAATAATCCTGAGTTATTTAAGAATTCAAATGGAGTTATAAGCATTAAAATAAATAAATAACTTAATATTTCAATAGATAGAATCTCATTCTTTTAATTTAAGGAGTGGGATTTTCTTGTGTTGAAATATACACAAAACTAGCAGGAGTAATGGATAGGCCATTCATTATTTAAAGGATACTCTCTCCTATCCTGCTAGTATTACCTTTTGGGAGAGCAAATAAGAAAGAGAGATGGTAAAAATGATTAAATTAATTTAAAAGATACAAGAAAAGAAGAACGAAACGAGAGAAGGAACGTGCGGTAACTTTTGTGCCAAAAGATTACCTTACCAAATTTCGCTTGACGCTCAATTTGGGATATATTCTTTAAATTATTGTTATTATTTATAAAGTAATAAATAAATTTATTTGCCATAATACCTAAAATAATATATCATAACAAATATAAGTAATTCATTTTACACACATTTTTACACATACTTTACACTCTTTCTTTTATCCTTAGAGGGAGTCTTTGTATGAAGATTCCCTCATTTTTTACCTTTTGACAATCATATACTCGTCCTCTATAATTAGTACAATAGGAGAGTGATTAAATGATTATTTTGGATGATAATAAAATACAATTCACTGTACAAAGACAAAAACATATTATTGGAAGTAAATTATTCCCAGTTTCATCAAAAAGTAAATTACAAGTATTTAACTCTGAATATACAGAAGAATTAGATAAAACTGATCCTAATATACTTCGATTTGCTAAACTTGTTGATCAATGTAAATTTGAAATGGGCAATGCTTATACAAGTTCCGATATTATTCTTCAAATTGCAGATGCAATAGGTTTAGAAGCAAAATTCTTTTCTGGTTGGTTAATTTATCCTTTTAGTAATACATTTCCTAGTCATCATGCTTGGACAGTAATCAATGGGAGCAGCGTTGTGGATGTAATGCAATTCCCTGAAGAAATTGACATAATGATGAAAACTGATATGACTGAACCTAATTTTAAAGAAAAACTTGCTGTTAAAATTGCTGAAATACGGAAGAAAGAAAAACCTCTTTCTGAATCATGTTTCTTCGGTAAAATTAATTATGATTGGGTTTATTATGTTGGGAGTCCAGATACTTCTGAAAATGCAAAAAGGATATTTAGAGAATTAATTTCAAAATATCCTAATCATCCTTCTTATATTCGTAAAGGGGTAAGAGAGGCAAATGGTAGAACTGAATTACAAAATTTAATTAATAAGGAAATGGGAGAGTGATTAAGATGAACGATAATATTAAGATCAATCATTCTAAAATTGGTGAATGCTATGAATTAAGTTTACAGTTTGCGTTAAGACATCCCGATTGGAATTTGGTCCATGGATATATTACTAATAGACATCCTCCATTTCAGATGATTGATCATGCTTGGTGCAGAAAAGGGAACATTATTAGAGATGAAATATTTGAAAATGAGTTCAGTGTAGAAGTGCATAATGCTTTATTTAATCCAAAGACTGTAAAAGAATACACTTTTGATAAAATGGTTGCTATGATGAATAAGTTTGAGACGTATGGGCCTTGGCATAAGGTAAAAAGTCCTAGTGAAGAATATTATGATGAGAATGGTAATTTAAAGGATGAGTATAAATGAGAGGAAATGATAATTATGCAAGAAACTAACAAATTTTCTTACACAGAAGAACAATACAAAAGATATTGTAGATTCTATTCAATTATTGCCAATGGTGATATTTCTGATATGATTAGAGCAAATGAAGGTTTAGAAAAATGGATTGAAATTAGAAAGATATCTGAGGAAATGATTTCTGAAATGTCTTTGAGAATGGAAAAAGAATCTGAAGCAGAGATGGGTAATTAAAGGAGAAATGCAATAATGGGAACAAGACATTTAATTTGTGTAGTTAATAATGGTGAATACAAAGTTGCTCAATATGGTCAATGGGATGGTCAACCAAGTGGTCAAGGAGTAGATATATTAGATTTCTTACGAAATGATATGGATAGATCAAAGTTTGAAAATCAGATTGACACATTAAGTTTTGCTACAGAAGAAGAGTTAAAACAAATGTGGATTGAATCAGGATTAGCTCCAAATGAAAAACTTGTAAATATGGAAGTCTCGAATAAGCATAAAGAGTTATATCCTGAAGATTCAAGAGATACTAGTTCTAAAATTCTTCAATTGATTCAAGAATCCAATAGACAATTGAAACTAAATAATAGTCTTAGTTTTGCTAATAATTCATTATCATGTGAATGGGCATATGTGATTGATTTAGATAAAAACACGTTTGAGGTATATAAAGGATTTAATCAAGATCCATTAGAAGAAAATGAAAGATTTTACTTCTTGCAAGAGAATTTAAAACCAGTTACCGTTTTAGATTCTGTGTATTATCCTGTAAAATTAATTGTTGGTTTTGATTTAGATAAATTACCTACAGAAAAAGAATTTTTATTTAGATTTAAGGGGTAAGGAGAATGATTAAATATGTTAAAAACTATTATATTGAATGTATTAAACAAGGTTTTAAATGGAAATATTGAGAGTGTAGATTTTTATTTTAGTGGATGGCAAAAAGCTCAGTTAACAACCAAAAGTAAAATACCACAAGAATATTTTATTAGAAAAACTAAGTATATTATATCTGAAAATGATATTGGAGTTTATGATGAAGATGAGGAAGACCTTACAATTAGCATTGATTTAACTGAAGAGTTTATAAACAAAATTATTTTATATGTAAAATCTGATTGCATGAATGAATTTGAAGAAATGAGGAAAAGTAGATGAGCATCACATTCATTCAAGGTAAATATACCGAGCAAGGTAGAGCTTGGTGCTATAAATATCTTAAAGATAAATACCGAGAGAAATTGAATAAAGGGAAGTAAAATTCCCTTCCTCTTTTAATCTCCTACAAATATAAAAATAAAATTATCCTTGACAATATAATTTGCTAGTGATATAGTAAGGACAAGAAAGCGAGGTGAGAGAATAAATGCAAAAGGTTGATCGTAATAAAGAACTGAGACAGAAAGCATTAAAAGCACTATCGAGTATTTCTAAGGATGATAAATCTCCTATTAGAAATTTAGTATTTGCAACAACCATCGAAAAAGCGAATGAATATCTTAATGGAATGATTAGTGAGTTTAAGTACAAGGAAATTAAAATAATTCAAAGAAATGAAAATGAATTTAAAGTTGAAATGGTAAATGGTGATACATATCGAGTCGTACCTGCTACGGATGGTTGTAATGGGCATAGATGTGACAGAGTATTTGTTGATAGTGCTATAAGTTTAGATTTTTTAAATCAAACTATTAAACCACATTTATGTTCATCTAGATTACCAAAGGAAGAACAGATTGTTTATTTTGATTAGTTAATATTTTAGATGTATATATTATTACAAAACTGATAAAATAAAATATAATTAAAGGGGAATTATTGTATGTTAGATAGAATAGGATTAATACATATAGATGCTTATATTAGGAATCTGGATCTTAGGAATTATGGCAGAAGTATGATGATTAAATATACCAAAGATAATTATAACTTAGATATTACAAAAGAAATAAATGAATTTGAATTAAAACACGGAAACTTTTGGAATGGAGATGCAAACGTTTATGATCAATATGATAGAGATAATCCACCTAGTGAAAAAGATGATTTTTCAAGGAAATATTTTAATAATAAACAAAAAGGAAGATTTATTAAGTTTGCCGAGAGATATACAGAGTTAAAAGAAGACAGATTGATTCCATTATTGTTCTCCGTACAAGATATTCACCATATTTTCCCTTTAGTGTATGGAGGTAGCAATAAATTATTAAATCTAATTTATGTTAGTAAAACAACTCATGATATCTTACATATGAATCCACTAGAACATATAGAGAAATATTGCTATCAAGCTTGTGATTATTTGGCTTATCTAGGAAGCACTAGTTTAAGTTTTGGTTTTATAAAATCTGGATATACATATTTAAATGGCTTATACAATCTAAAAAGTTATAAAGATAGTCCAACTGTGTTTATGAATATGTACAAAGGGGCAATCGAAGAGGAAATGAATAAGTTTTATGAATACATAAGTTATAAATATTCATTGTTGGTTGCTGTTTAAATATTAATAAGTAATAAATAAAATATATAACAGGTGAGAACTTGCAAGTTTACATAGCGTAGCTACGCCTCCCTGATCAGGAGGAGAAGAAGAGAATTGAGAGAAGTATTTTTAGATGATTTGCCAAGATGGGAAAGTGGAAGTAGTTATAGGGGTATAAAGTGGAAAGAATGTATTGGTCTTGATATTAGATTTATCTATGAAGAAGTAGAAGGATATATCAAAATAATCGATTGCTATGAAAATAATACAAATAATGTATTAACTTTAAATATTACATATAAAAATGAACCATTCGAAATATTAACCGGAAATTTATTAAAATGTAAATTTGGTAAAATTTTAAAAGTTAAACCAAATTATTATGAAAGTTCGTTTAAATATGAAGTTGACCAATTAGTAGAAGTAAAGTATAATAATTTTCTTAGGATACTAAAACAAATACGTGGTAAATTTTATAAAGGAGATGATCATAAATACAAAGGTTACGAATATATCTGCCTAGGTTGTGGTTGCATTAATAAAACATCAGAAGGAAACTTGATAAAAAAACAAGGTTGTCCAGTATGTCGTAATAAAATTATAATTAAAGGTATTAACGATGTAGCGACAACTGCCTCAGAGTATATAAGCTACTTTGTAGATATAAATGATGCATATAAACATTCGAAAGATTCAGGAGAATCTGTAAAGTGCAAATGTCCAGAATGTGGCTATATTAAACCTATGATTATTAGAAATTTAACAAATAAAAATAGACTTGGTTTTACATGTAATAAATGTGGGGATGGAATGAGTTATCCAAATAAATTTGGATTTAATTTTTTAGATCAAATTAAGGATCTAAAAACAATTGAAGATTTTGAAGCAGAAAAATATTATGATTGGTTAATATATGAATTTAAAGGTAAAATACGAAAAGGATCTATAGACTTTTACTTTTCGATAAATGGTAAAGAATATGGTGTTGAAATGGATGGAGGTTGGCATAATAGAGACAATAGTTTGAGTGGACAAACTAAAGAAGAAAGTAAATTTATTGATGATGAAAAAGATAGGTTGTGTGCAGAGCATAATATTGAAATTATAAGAATTAATTGTGACAAGTCTGAAATGGAATGGATAAGAAATAATATGTTACAATCAAAGTTACCACAATTACTTAATTTTAAAGATATAGATATAGATTGGCTGAAATGTCATGAATATGCATGTTCAAATCTTGTTAAAATAGTATGTAATTTATGGAACAAAGGAATTCGCTCTACAATTAAAATAGGCAATATATTAAAATTACATTCAAGTACAATGTCTAAATATCTCAAACAAGGGTCAGAATTGGGATGGTGCGATTATGATATTAAAAAAGGTAAATTAGAACGAATTAAAAAGGCTCAAGATTCCAATAAAAAGAAAATAATATGTTTAACAACTGGTGAAATATTTGATTCTCAAATTGAAGCTGAAGGGAAATATAATATATGTAGAGGAAATATAGGTAGAAGTTGTAAAACCCCTCAGAGATCAGCAGGTAAACATCCAATTACAAATGAACCACTCAGATGGCAATACTATGATGAATACATAAAAGAAAATCCACAACTCTTAACTGCAAAGTAATTAAATAAATAAAATTTAAGTAAAGGAAATGATATTTTGGAAGAGAATGTTTTTACAGTTGAATACATAATTGAGAATGGTTTAGATAAAAGTGCATATGGATTTGTTTACATAACTTTTAATGATATAAATGAAAGAAAATACATAGGTCAGAAGAAATTTAACAATCAATGGAAAACTTATAAAGGTAGTGGAAAATTATTAAGACAAGCATTAAATAAATATGGGAAAGATAATTTTAATAGACTGATAATTGCTATTGCTTATTCTAAAGAAGAACTCAATGACTTAGAAATTAAATTTATAAAAGAATATGATGCAGTTACAAATGATGATTATTATAATATTAGCCAAGGCGGTGATCATTTTGGCAGGTCAAAAGGTTATAAATGTTCAGATGAAGTAAGAAAAAATATGAGTAAACCAAAATCAGTGGAACACAAGAAAAAACTTAGTGATTTTAATAAGGGTAAAAAAATGTCAGAGGAGTCTAAGCATAAAATGAGCAAATGGCAAATTGGGAGAAAATTATCTGAACAACATAAACGGAATATTGGAAACGCAGGTAAAGGCAGAGTATTTTCAGAAGAGTCTATAAAGAAATGTAGTGAAGCAAGAAGGTTAATGAATAGAGAGCAAGTGAAAGAAATACGAGAAAAATATAATTCAGGTAAATATAAACAAGTCCTATTAGCGAAAGAATATTCTGTGTCAAGATATACAATTATGAGGATTATTAATTTTCAGGGTGGTTATAAATCAAACCCAGAACTCCTAACCGCTATATAACTAACTAAATACATAAATAAATTTTACATAACTAATTTCTATATTTAAACAAAATTTATAAAATGAATGGAGAAGTGATAACATGTCTGATAAAATCAACGATATAGTTAAAGAAGCAGAAGATATTTTAAGTGATGGTAATACTAATTATAGTGAATTAAAATTTAGACAAATGGTTGGACAATTATTAATAGATGAAATGCAATCCAATATAAACAATTGGGATAATATTAATATTCCACACATTTTGAATTACGAATATACAATACATGAGATATTAGAAGAAATATTAGAAAAAATTATTCCATATAAATTCTTTTCATATCTTCCTAATATTGTTGAATTTAGAAATTCAGCTTGGAAAAATAATCTAAATTTCCGTGTTTCTAATTCACAACCATGCACTCTAAATATGCTAAGTAAAGATGGTAGTGTTTACAAAAGGGAAATAATTGACGGTAATATTGTTTTAGAAACAAAAATAGTATATTTTGATTTAGAAAGCAACCTACGTAGGTTTAGGAGAAATAAACTTACTTTAAAAGAATTGGTTAACCCTATCTTAAAAGATATTGAAAAATATCTAAAAAGTCAAATTGAGATTCTACAACAACATACATTAATGACTAATGTGATTAAAGAAAAACCAATCAAGATTGGATTTGACAATTGTTTTATTCTAATTAAAAAAGAAAATGGATTGTGTTTCTATATGAAAATAGGCGTAGGGATGCTTGGGGTTTAATATTTAACACTTTTCATTCGAGTGTTTTATATAAATTTAGGTGAAAGGAGGTGATAATAAAATGGTAAAAGATATGTTGTTAAATCAACAAGTAGTATTTGTAGATGCTAAAAGTAACCAACAGCAAGAAGGATATGTTTTACAAGTAAAAGAACAATCATGTGATCTTATCCAATGTAAAGAAATTGCAGAGATAATCTACAAAAACGAAAAAGGAAATTATAAGATTGTGAATGTGCCAGCAACCCATATACTTTGTGCAATTCAACATTAAAATATCATGGGTGAACCTTTGAGTATTATTTGTAAAACAAAATGGGTAGTGACCGACCACTATAATAAAGGAGGAAATTATAATGGAAGTTAAAGATTTTGAGAGATATTTGGAATTAGTAAAAATTAATGAGGAGTATATTAACATATGGAGAGAAATAAGAAGTGATGAAAACTATGATAATGTTTCTAAAACAAATAATGAACTAAGGGATTTAAAAAATAATCTATTAAAATTTGTTTTTAAGAATCAAAGTAGTGTTGAAACCGTTGTAGATAAACTTAAATTTAGGCTAGATCATTTTAGAGAATATCCTAGTTCTGATGAGAATAAGGCATTTAATGAAATAAAAATGGTTAAAGAGATATTGAATTTACTTGAAATGTATGATTGGAAGATTATGCACTCAGAGTATTGTACAGGAGAAGTTAAACAAGTTGCTATTTGGGAGCAAAATGGTGAAGGGTTAATTAGAAAACATAAAGTTTGGAATGTAGTTGATGCATTAGATGTTACAGGGAAACAAACCAAAGATACAGGCAGAAAAGTTAGCGAAGCTTTGAAAAGTGTTTCTGAAGATTTAAATAAAAAAGGTGACGAACTAAACGTCAAGAAGGAGAAATAAAACAATGATTAATACAATTAAAAACCATATTGAGTATATTTTAGATGAATTATGGGTTATAAAAAATAAAGAAGAGATGAAGGATATTAGAAATGAAGAGCAAAAATTAGCAGGAATAGACTCTGCATCTTCAGATTTCGTTAATTATGTTAAAGATTTTAGACCATATAGAGGCATGGTAGATACACTCCTGAAGAGCTATGATGTCTTAAATAAAATGTTCGATTATAGTTTATTTAAGTATGATTCAGAATTTGCGGAAGAATTTTTAAATAGATTGATTATTGAGTCTAAAGATTTACACATATTAATGAAAAAATGTAAAAGTGATTACAATCAGTTTAGATGTTTAAGTGATTCTTATGTGAAATTAGCTGATAAAATAAATAGAATTGAGAGGGATAGACCTAGAGATAAGCAGGAGGAACAATTAAAAAAGTTAGATAAAGCAATAGAATATGAAGAAGACAAAATAAATGAGAAATTAAAGTCTTTAGATTCAAAACAACAAACATATTATGTTGAAATCACAGATGATTCAGTTTTTGAAGCAAAAATTTTGAGTGAGAAATATCCAGATATATTTAAATATTTGCATGGAGTTTATATTTCTAACAATGAACCAAGTAATCGCCTTTATATAACTTTATAATAGCAAATCAATACTCTTTGGATAGCTATATAAAGAACAGTTAATTCTGGTCATTAAAAGAACAAACATGGAGAAGACATATGAAAATATATGTCTTCTCAAAAACAAAAAATTGTGTGAAATGTGAGAGAAAGAAGGAATTAAAAAATGACAAAGTTTAATAATTATAATTTAAATAACGGAGTAAAATGGGAAGATATTAATATTACAATGTTTGATTATCAAAAAGCAATTCAAATTAAATCAGGAAGAGATACGTTAATCTGTAATTGGTCTAGAGGGTTGGGAGCAACATATACTATTTTAGCAACAATACTTAAAAATAGACCAGAAAATGTTTTATATCTTAGAGGAAAACATGATTGGTTAAATTCCTTAAAGAATAAATTAGATGAAATACTTAAAATGAATAACGATTTAAAGAACTCAATTAAGGATATTCACATGACTAAAGAAGATATGAGAATTGTCTTTCATGATTTTAAAGTTATAAATATTGTTAATTGGCATACGATTCCTGTTGACCATAATGTAATGAATTTTGATTACATATTTTTTGATGGAATATTGCCGACATCATTAAAAAACATTACTGGAAATAGAACAATTTCATTTGTTACAACTAATAATTATGACTTTCATTTGGAAAAATTATATGGTAATTCCACAACTAATATATTAAATGAAGATTATAAAACTGGGATAGACGTTGGGATGTTTAATCAAGGTATGATGGATAAAATTAAAGAGAATTGTGATAAAAAGAAATGGTATGAAGAACATGCAATCATGAGTAGGCCAGAAGAGAATAATAAAGAGAAAGATTCAGAGGAAGATATTAATAGGAAATATGAATTATATCAATCCTTTCAAGTTACTCCTGCTAATAAATTCTTAATGGATTCATTAATTGGACTCCAAGAGGAATATGATGATATTGCTAAAACTAAAGATACTGTTTTAACAAGAAAGAATTTATTAGAAATGATTGGACAGTTGTATAAGAGCGTAAAGAATATTTAGGGAATTAATTAATAAATATAATTTGAAAGAAGGATTAATAATGAGAGATGTATTATATAAACAACAAACAAAAGAAGAATATATTGAGGAAAAATGCAAACTATGGAACGATATTTATCTTATTCCGTGTGATATGGGATTTATGATAAGATCAATGTTTGAATTAGAATATCAATTTATAACGACTCCGCAGGAAGATGTAAAAACTAAAAAGGATATTCTAGATATGATTCATAAAATTAGTCAAAGTACAAGATTAAAACCACAAATTAAATGCACTGAACCAATGTATGTTGATTGCATTTGGACTGAAGGTAGAGATAGTAATAAAGTATTAATATATGTTGACAAGAAATTAGTTACCTTTGATTCTAGAAGATATCAAGAACCAATAAGCATAAAGAGCTATGCTAATATGATTCACGATATTGCTTTTAAAAATGAATATGAGATATATGTAAATACTCAAGGTTTTGGAATGAGTTTATATGAGTATCTTATTGAATTTGGAGATTTGAAGGTTATGGAATTAGAGGTTAGTAGAAAAGGTTGATATAGTTGTAATAAAGAACTCCTAACTGCTGATGTGGTTAGGAGTTCTAAATATAATTTAATCAATATATTTATTATAATCTTATCTTCTTAACATCAATTAAACAAACAGGATCAATAATAACTTCTGACTCCCCTCTACGATCAATATAAGCAAGAATATCTTCAAATTTAACCATTGCTTCATATAATTCTCCACCATATTCATCAAATCTTGTAGCAAAGAATATTGCTTTTTCTTTATCAATTGTCCATGAGAATGCTTTTTTATAATGTGTGGATTTGGTATTTTGACCTCGATATATTTTAACTAGACCATTAGCATCTGGTTTAATATTTTCACTTAGGTTTTCTTTAGATTTGTATTTGAAAATGTTTAGAAAGAACTTTTTGTTAAGACTTGAGAAACCATATTCAGAACGACTGTAGATATCCTCAAAGCAATCATATTTCTGGTCATCAGGTATATCATTGAATGATTGAATATAGAAGTCTAGAGCGATTCTTTTGTCTATCATGAAGAATAATCTTTCGTATTGTTTGGTTTTAACAAGATCGTCTAAATGAGTTTCAACTTTTTCAATTCTACTTTTCATTTGTATTTCTTTGAAGAATTCCATGCTCCATATAGAGATATCCATCATTGTATGATTGTTCAGATAAATGAATGGACTAAATGGATTGTCAGAAAAGTAGAAATTAATTATTGGTTTATTAAGATATTTTATGCCTTCTTCAATGAGTGCATATGTTGGAATATCATATTTAGTTTCTTTTATGATTTTTTGTCTAAATTTATTATCATGAAAAAGAATTAAAGGGATTAGTTTATCTTTGCTAATATTTTGATGAGATAATTGGAATAGATTGTTCATATTATTTGTTTTCATATTCTGTATTCTCCTTTGATTATAAAATCAATATTAACAATTTCAGTATTAAATTTAGAATATAACTTTTTACATAATTTATCTGCTTCGATTTCAAACATAGATGAATCAACTCCTAGAGTAATGACAATCTCCTTAAATTGTTGTAGATTGATTTCCTTTTTACCTTTCTCAATATTGTATATTTCATCAATTTTAAGACCAGTTTTATTAATAAAGTTAGATGTAGATATTTTCTTTAACTTTCTTACTCTTTTAATATTGAATCCCATATAATTACCAGTTTTTATAGTTTGATCAATTTCTAATTGGAGAAAAAATTGTTTTGTGCTGATTTGCTTTTCCTTTTCGGTTAGAGTTTTTCCTTGATAACTTTTACGTTCGGTAATTGGTTTTGATTGTTGATTATTGTTCTTATAGAAACTTTTATCATATGAATTTTTAGTATTTCTTTTAATACTTTCTTTTTTACATTCAGGACAATATTTACCGAATTGATCTACAAGGACTCCACAACCACCTAGACATAGTTTGGGTGCTTTTGATTTTCGATCTATTTTATCATTATATGGTTTTTGATTCATGCGAGCTTTTTCATAGCATTTATGGCACTTAAAATATTCTATTGAATCTAATCTTGTGCCACAAATAAAACAGATTCTTAATTGTTTACAGTTTTCTTTTTTTGCTTGATAATCTTGTTTTATAATTAATCTGCATTTTTCACAGTGTATTTTTGTTTCTTCAGGTGATAGAGGTTCACAACATTTAAAACAGAGACGAAGTTTCTTTCTGATTGAGTGTGTTGGGTTTATGATGTTTGTATTTTTTAGTGTTTGCTTAATTGTATCTTGTGTCATTTGTGATAACCTCCATTTCGACAATGATGATTATATTATAGCATATTTAGGGTTTTTGTTCAAATTGGATAAAATTATAAGTTTTTATATAATCCAATAAAAGTATGTATTCCTAGTAAATTTATATTGATTAATTGTGTTTTAAGAGAGGGTAAATATAATACCCTCTCTATTTCTATGTCTAAAAAGGAGTGTTAACAATGAATATTTATAATTGT